CCCGAGCGCGTCCAATTTAAATGTGGAGCTAATGTTAAAGCTGAAGTCGAATACATCAAAGAAGAAGGTGAAACAGCAGGCCGTACCAGAATCATACGTGTAATTGAACATGGATATACCAGCGATTCATACGACGCGGAATCCAAATACTAATGCAACTTTCTAAAAATTTTAGCTTGGTTGAGCTAACCAAGTCTCAAACAGCTGAGAGGAAAGGCATTCCTAACGACCCTAGTCCTGACCACCAGGAGAACCTCAGATTGCTCTGTGAGAGGGTCCTACAACCTGTTAGGGACCATTTTAATCACGTTGTGAGTATATCCAGCGGATATCGCAGCCCAGCGCTGTGTCAAGCGATCGGCAGCAGCCCGGACAGTCAACATGCAAAAGGCATGGCAGCTGACTTCGAAATCTATGGCACACCTAACAATGAAATCTTTAATTGGATCAAGGGGAACCTTTTATATGACCAAATGATTCTTGAATTCTGGAATAAAGACGAGCCCAACTCGGGATGGTTGCACGTCGCGTACAATCCGGATTCAGAAGAAAATACAAAGGAGAATCTCAGAGCGTATAAAGATGAAGATAACTACACACGGTATAAACCAATTATAGGAGATGCATAATGAAATTCTTATGGGAAAAACTTATGGCATGTAAAAAATGGGTCCTGGTCACAGGGCCGAACAGGTACATGGGACTCGTTTTATTATTAATGCTACTTGCAATTTTATATAAATAGATTATATTAAATATATGGATGCCTTAGGGATCCATTTTATTAACTGTCTAACAAGGAGGTTAAATGACATTCGATAAATTACCATCAATCTTTAAACAACTTAGACCGGTTTCAATCGGGTTCGATAATCTTTTCGATCACTTCGAAAATTTTTTCGATGAGTACGACAATGTTCGGTCTTCGTTGACAGCTAACTTTCCTTTTTACAATATTGTAAAAAAGGAAAACAATAAGTTCGATATTGAAGTAGCTCTCGCAGGTTATGACAAGAAGGACATTGCTGTAGAATACGCAGATAGCATACTAACTATAAAATCTGTTAAGGAAACTAAATCCGATAAAGAAAAAGACGGCGTGATCCATCAAGGAATTGCTAAGAGATCTTTTGCTAAAGCCTTTACTATCGCTAATGATGTAGAAATCAAAGGTGCTGAGTTAAAAAACGGATTATTGAAAATATCTTTAGAAAAGATAGTTCCTGAGGGCAAAAAGCCGAAGACAATAACAGTAAAATAAAAAATTTTACTGCGCCTCGTGCGTATGTCCTACATTTTAAGGGATTAAATCCAATCTTTTAATTCTTCACCCATCACTTGGGTAGCAATATTAATTTTCTTGCGGAGGGCTTTAACAATTCTTTCATCAACAGTATCTTCCGCGAGAATGTCTATATAAGTCATAGGGAATTTTTGACCAATACGATCAATTCGAGCTTCTGACTGAGTTCTTTTTTCTAGATCATATCCATTAGAATAATAAATCATAGTAGAAGCAGCCGTTAAAGTTATACCATATCCACCCGTTTGTGGGGTTCCTACCAAAAAACGAGTTTCATCTTTAGTTTGGAATCGCTCTATATTAGATTGTCGTATTTCGTTAGGAGTTAAACCATAATAGGTAACTACTGACTTTTCTCCATATTTTTCTGTAATCGCTTTTACAATCGTTTGAACATCAAATTGATAATGAGCCCAGATTACCGCTTTTCCTTCAAGTTCATCTAACACTTCCAACAACTGAGATAATCGATTATTTTTTATGAGTTGAATTGAATCGTCATCTGCTTTAAAATGTCCGCACGTTATTTGATGCAAACGCATTAATTGGGTTAATGCACTCATTGTTGTTATAACCTTTCCGTTCATTTCTGCTAACGCCATCTGTTTCATTTGCCTATAAACTTTCTGTTGTTCAGGGGTTAACGTAATGATTCTTTTCATGTATGTTTTAGGTGGAAGATCTAAGCAGTCGTCTTTGAGAACACGATAGGAGAAGGGCTTAAGTTTTTCCGACAGTTCTGCAAGGTTTTTATAACCTACAACGAGCTGCACAGATCTTCCGTTAAAATTAGCAGTACGCATCGTGGCGTATCGAGATCGAAATGTATAATAAGAAGAATGATTCAAGAGATAAGGATCAAGGAACTCACATTGTTTAAAAAGGTCTAAAGGAGATTTAGTCACAGGGGATCCTGTTAAAATTCGACGGTATTTAGCGTGCATAGCCAAGTTAATAATATTTTTAGTTCTTTTAGCTTCAGGATTTTTAATCGTAGTACTCTCATCTACAACCATAAATGTTTCATGACAACTTAAAAACTTTTTAGCAAAATCCACACCTTTAGTAGTGCTAAAAGCTTCTACATTCATAATAAGAATATGAAGATCTACACCCGTTTTAAACAACGTGTCCAGTTTTTTCTTTTGTTTTTGATTGATGGCAGCTTGCCATAAAACCATCTTATAACGAATATGAGCAGGCATATGGACGGGAAATTCTTGAGAATACCAAGTTTTATACACTCCTTTGGGAGCAATAATAAGAGCTCCATCTACCTTTCCTTTATCATAAAGCATGGCTAAATTATCAATAGCTACTTTAGTTTTACCAGTCCCCATTTCCATGAATAAAGCATAAACCTTCTTGTCACAAGATTTTTTCAATGCAGTTAACTGATGCCCATAGGGCTTCGTCTTAAATTTATAAAACATAGTATTCTTTCTTGACAATAGTAGTACATTATCTTATATCCTATGTCAATAGAAAGCCATGGCTAATTTAGATTATAAAGAACTTAAACAAGACTCAGAAAAAATAGTTTACGTTATTCAGGAAATTCCAGGTACTAAAGAAGGGCGCCCTAAAATCAATATTATGGGAGCTCAAAAATTTGGCAAAATAAAAGTCCTCTTACGAGAAGATTCGCAAATGATTTTCAGTCCGGGTCCAATTATTTTTGAGTTAAGAAGATTGTTAAAAGAATATCGTCCCACTGATTATCTTCTACTTACAGGGGATCCTGCAATCATTGGAGTTGCATGTTCTGTTGTATCTGATATAACTCATGGCAAATATCATTTATTAAAATGGGACCGACAAGAAAGAATGTATTATCCCATTGCAATTAACTTATACGAGAAAGGAAAAGTAGATGAATAAATTAAATGAAATGATGGAAGAAGATCAATCTCTTGCCATCAAAGAAATAGATAATATAAAAAATCTTTCTGATGAAGTAATAAAACTTCAACAGTTAGAAAAAAATATTAAAGCAAAAGAACAAGATCTAAAAAGTTTGAAAGAAACAGCTACAAAAATTTCAGGTGAAGTCATTCCAACTATTATGAATGAAATGTCTTTGTCTTCTTTAAAACTCGCAGATGGTTCTTCTGTAGAAATTAAAAAAATTTATGGTGCTTCTATACCAATCGCACAAAGAGAAGCAGCATTTAACTGGCTTCGTAACAACGACCTAGGTGACATCATTAAAAATGAAGTCACCGTTTCCTTTGGTCGTAACGAAGATACCAAGGCTAGCGATTATGCTATCCTTGCTCAAAGTCAAGGCTACCAACCTGCACAAAGACTAAAAGTAGAACCGATGACTTTAAAAGCATTACTCAGAGAGCGGACTGAAGCAGGGAAAGAGATGCCCTCTGATTTGTTCAACACGTTTGTAGGAAACCAAACAAAAATAAGGAGTAAATAAACATGCCTCAAGAAGCAAGAGACATCACTACTAAGAAACAAGCTGAAGTACCGTCCACTTCATTATTTGAAGCGGATGCGAAGTTAGGTTTAGAGAATATGGACCAAGATGATTTGGCCCTACCATTCCTAAAACTACTTCAAAATAGTTCCGACGAAACGAAGAAAAAACATGCTTCGTATGTAGACGGAGCTGAACCAGGAATGTTTTATAATACAGTTACTAAAAAACTGTATGATGGAGCAAAAGGCATCGAAGTCATTCCATGCTATTACAAACTCACATTTCCTGAGTGGGCACCATTTGAAAGAAGAGAAGGTCGTCCGGCATCACCGGATAGAGGTCCTGAAATTCTTTCTCAAACAAAGAAGGATGCATCAGGTAAAGATGTCCTTCAAAATGGTAACATCATTATTAAAACAGCAAATCATTTTGTCATTATCCAAACGGATAGTGGATCTGATAAGGCCTTAATAGCGATGAAGTCTACTCAACTTAAAGTGAGTCGCGGATGGAATTCGATGATGAAAAGTATCAGTGAAAAAGGTAAAAATGGTACTTTTAATCCGCCATCTTTTAGTCACATCTATCAGTTACGGTCAGTAGAAATATCAGGAAATTTTACTTGGTATGGTTACGCTGTAAAACTTTTAAGAAAAGTAGATAATGTCGATCTTTATCAGCACGCTAAAGCTTTTCACACTTCTATAAAAAGTGGACAAGCTAAAGCAGCAGAGAAAGAAGATACAAACTTCTAAAATTCACCTAAGGTGAGTATAGGGGCGGCAACGGGAGACTTAAACCGCCCCGCTTAAAGGGATGTATGATAGATGAATTTATAAAATTATTTTCTGGACTCAAAGAAAACTTTGGTCAAATTAAGTTACAAGCCAAAGTCGAGTTTGACAAAGAAAGAAATAAGATTAAACCAGAGTATATTTGGTCTAAACAACCGGTCCACCCTACCCACTACCAACAACATCTCGAAGGAAAAATATCAATAGGAATTCAACCTTGTACCAAAGAGGGTAAAGCCTTCTTTGGATGTATCGACGTTGATCCTGAAAATTATAAAGACTTTAATATAGTCCTTCTTCTTTCTTACATAGAAAAATATAAACTTCCTCTCATCCCATGCCGATCCAAAAGTGGAGGCTTACACATTTATTTATTTTTGACCGAAGCCATTAGCGCTCAGACCATGCGTGATGCCCTAGCATCGATCCTTTTACCACTTGAATTAAAAAGAACTACAGAAATTTATCCTAAACAAATTGAATTAGAACCGGATGAACATGGAAATATGTCAGGAAATTTTATTAATCTTCCTTACTTTAATCATACCAACACCAAACGTTATGCTTTAGATAAAAATAATACCGCTTTATCCTTAGAACAATTTATTAAAATAGCTATCGCTTCCCGTGTCTCTCCCGACGAACTAGATCAACTCATCACACGGGTTGACACAGAAATTTTAATGGGAGGAGATCCGGAATTTGAAGATGGTCCCCCTTGTTTACAAAGACTTTCTAAAACTAAAATTGGAGATGGCAGAGATCGGTTTATGTTTAACTATATGGTTTTTGCTAAGAAAAAATATAAAGAAAATTGGCCAGACAAAGTGAATGAAGCTAATAAATATTTTTTAGTTCCTTGGCCTCTTAAAAAAATTAATGATAAAATAAAATACTGGACTAAAGAAACTGCCAATCATACTTGTAATGATGAAGTGATTTCAAAAGTATGTATGAAACATGTTTGTGTTAAAAGAGCTTTTGGAATTAAATCAGACACTACTTCCGCTTTTCCTCTTTTCTCTGGACTTCAGGTTATTATGAGTACTACACCTAAACTTCGTTTTACGGTAGAAAAACCGGATGGTAAACCGATTGAATGTGAAGCTTCTAATCCTGACATTTTCACCACTCAAAAGAAACTTTTAGATCTAGTTTGGTTACAAGCAGGCTTTTATCCCGATCCTCTTTCTCCAAAACAATATCGAGCATTTTTAAATTTAGTTATGAAATCTGTAACTCGTGTCTATCCGGCTGCGGGAACGGATATTAAAGATCAACTCTATCAACATCTTTACGAATATTGTGTTAATTCAAGTCAAGCTAAACAACGTAGCGATATCAGAGGAGGACTCTCTTGGAGCGAAGGAGGTTTTCATTATTTTCTTTTTCCCTCTTTTTTTGAAACACTCCCCCTTAAATGGAAATTAGATTCTCGAGACACCGGAATTATTATGAAGCAAGAACTAGAAGCAGAGTTTGATCATTCTTTTAACATTGGCAATAAAACTCACAAAGTAGTGAAACTCAAACAAATGAAAGTAGATCAACTTGAATATAAAAAATCTAAACGCCAGGAGCCTAATTATTAATGAACTATAAAGTCATAGGACCTCCAGGTACAGGTAAAACACAAACTCTATTAAATAAAGTAATGAAATATAAAGAAGCAGGAACCCCGCTCGATCGTATTGGTTATTTTGCTTTTACTAAAAAAGCGGCCTACGAAGCGAGAGACAGGCTTCTAGAAACTTATCTATTCTTGAAGAAAAAAGATGTTAAACACTTTAGAACATTACATTCTTTTGCTTTCAGGTATCTAGGACTTAAAGAAGAAAATGTAATGCAGGAAGAACATTATAAAACTATAGGAGAAGAATGTGGATTAAGAATTAAATATGCGACTTACGAAAAAAATGACTTTAATGGAATTTTTACTTCAAATAGTGAGTACTTAAGTCTCATTAATCTCGCCGCAGTTAAAAGAATTCCTGTGTTGGATCAGCTAGATAAGAATGAACATCTTGGAAAAATTGAAAGAGATAAACTTCAAATTGTTGAGAAACATATTGATGATTACAAACAAACCTATGGTTTAATTGACTACAATGATATGATTAAAAAATTTACTACTCAACAACAATGTCCTTCTTTTGAAGTTATTTTTATAGATGAAGCGCAAGATCTTTCGCTTCTTCAATGGGACATGATAAAACTTCTACAACAAAATAGTAAAGATGTTTATATCGCAGGCGATGATGATCAGGCAATTTTTGGCTGGGCCGGAGCTGATGTTGATTCTTTTATTAAATTTGATGCTATTGAAATACCCCTTAAACAATCTAAACGCGTTCCTAGAATGATACATACACGAGCTCTTCTACGATTAGATAATATTAAATCAGGCAGATTAGAAAAACCATGGAATACTCCGACGTCTGAAGATGGAACTATAAAAATATTCTTTTCTATTGATCCTATTAATATGCAGAAAGGCGATTGGTATATTCTTGCTCGAACTAATGATCTTCTCAAACCTATTATTAGAGATCTTAAAAAACGCGGACTTTATTTTGAAACTAAACAAGGTCGTAGTATTAGTGAATCTTTGTATCGAGATATTATTAACTGGGAACAATGGAAAAAAGAAAAAGAACTCAACACCATAGAAGTTCAAAGACTCTTAGAACGTTTTAATAAAAAATTTAAAGAAACCGAGGACAAATTATTTAAACTTTCCGATCTCCAAACAAAATATAAATTAAATCCCTCTTTACAATGGTATGATGCTTTTACCGCTGTCACACCTCAGATGAAAACCTATATTCGAGCGATGAGAAGTAATGGAGAAGACCTTCGTCTTAAACCGAGAATTAAAATTCTCACTCTCCATGGTTCGAAAGGAGGAGAAGCTACAAATGTTATCATCCTTCAAAATCAAACCCGCAACACTATAAAAGGAGCACGTAAATCTATGATGAAACAAGATGAAGAACAACGAGTTTGGTACGTCGGTCTCACTCGATGTAGCAAAAATTTATTTTTAATTCGATGCAAAGATAGAAGTAAGGAGTTTAAAATATGAACGTCTATAAAAAGCAGATAGGAGGATCTCATTACAAAGATATGCCGATTCAGCCAGCTGAATTTATTAACAAAAATAATTTGCCTTTTGCTGAAGGAAACGCTATAAAATATATCTGTAGACACCAACATAAAGGAGAAGTTCAAGATTTAGAAAAAGCAAAACATTATATTGATATGATCATTGAACGAGATTATGGGGAACAACCTTTACCCCTACCTTATGGTTTTAAGTTAGAGGAAAAAAAATAATGCAAATTCCTTTATTCAAACCTCAAACCGAATGGGTCAAGCCAGAAAAATTTCCTGATCTTACTAACCGCCAAGAAGTTGCTATCGATTTAGAAACTTCAGATCCTGATTTAAAAACAAGAGGATCAGGATCCGTTATTGGAAATGGAAAAGTCGTAGGTATCTCTGTTGCAAGCGAAGACTATAAAGGCTACTTTCCTTTTGATCATGAAGGAGGAGGAAATTTAGAAAAAACTAAGGTAATTCAATGGTTTACGAAGCTTTGTAAATCTTCTTCTCTTAAAATTTTTCATAATGCCATGTATGATATTTGTTGGATTCGTGCCATGGGAATAGAAATTAAAGGAGACATCGTGGACACCATGACCGCTGCATCTTTAATTAATGAAAATCGAATGCGCTATGATTTAAATAGTTTAGGTCGTGAGTATATCGGCTATGGAAAAGATGAAGGCGCTTTAATTGCCGGAGCAAAAGAATGGGGAATTGATCCTAAAGCCGAGATGTGGAGACTACCAGCCATGTATGTAGGCACTTATGCAGAAAGAGATGCGGAAGTCACGTATCAGTTATGGAAAAAATTGAAACAAGAATTAAGCAACCAGGATCTAGAATCTATTTTTGAACTTGAATCAGATTTATTTCCTTGCTTAGTAGATATGAAATTTAAAGGTGTGCGAGTAAACGTTGAAAAAGCTCACGCGTTGAAAAAAAAATTACTTGCAGAAGAAAAAGTATTGTTGCAAGAAATAAAAAAAGAAACACAAGTAGATGCTCAAATATGGGCTGCAAGATCAATTGCCAAAGTTTTTGACACATTAAAATTATCTTATGAAAGAACAGCGAAAACACAGGCCCCTTCATTTACAAAAAACTTTCTTTCCTTCCATAGTCATCCTTTAGTCAAGAAAATAGCAAAAGCTAGAGAAATAAACAAGGCTCATACAACTTTTATAGACACTATTATTAAACATGAACATAAAGGCAGAATCCACGCAGACATTAATCAAATAAGATCTGATCAAGGTGGCACTGTCACTGGAAGATTTTCATATTCAAATCCAAATTTACAACAGATTCCCGCACGTAACAAAGATCTCGGACCAATGATTCGATCCCTATTCATTCCCGAAGAAGGTTGTGTGTGGGGATGCTTTGATTATAACCAACAAGAACCAAGGTTGGTTGTACACTATGCATCTCTTCAGCAGTTGCCTTCCGCCTTCACTGTCGTGGACGCTTATAAAGAAGGCAACGCTGACTTTCATAAAATTGTAGCAGACATGGCACAAATACCTCGAACACAAGCTAAGGTAATTAATCTAGGATTATTTTATGGAATGGGAAAAGCAAAACTTCAAGCAGAACTAGGAGTTAGTCAGGAAAAAGCAGAAAATCTTTTTGCAACGTATCACTCTAAAGTTCCTTTTGTTAAACAATTAATGAATGCTGTATCGCAACGAGCACAGCAACGAGGACAAATTCGTACTTTACTGGGTCGTCTTTGTCGTTTCCATTTATGGGAACCTAACTATTTTGGAATTCATAAAGCTCTTCCTCATGAACAAGCCATACTAGAACATGGCCCAGGCATTAAAAGAGCTTTTACCTACAAATCTTTAAATAAATTAATTCAAGGATCAGCGGCGGACATGACAAAAAAATGTATGTTAGAACTGTATAAAGAAGGCATTGTTCCTCATATTCAGATTCATGATGAACTAGACATTTCTGTAAAAGATGATAAAGAAGCTAAACGTATTGTTGAAATAATGGAATCAGCAGTTGAACTTGAGATACCTAATAAGGTAGACTATGAATCAGGGACCAACTGGGGGGAAATACATTAGGAGGAAACATGGAAAAAGTTAAACAACTTTGGACACTGGCAAAAGCCAATCCAAAAATATCTGCCGCTATTGTGGTAGTAATTGTTGCCATTTATTTTTTAGTAAACTAGGAGTTTTATGCTAGATGGCTTATTTAAACGCGAACACACCTGTGATCTATGCACAGATCAGGAGAGAATATCTCTATGATCTTAAAGAACACCATGGAGAAGTGGAAGACTGCATTGTCTTTGGCTTCGCATCGATTACAGGGCGTCCAATACTCTTTCACGCAATTATGGAAAATGGAGCTGTATTCTACCGTTTGCCGATCTCTGCATTTATACAAAGAGGCTTTGAGGTCAAAGAGGTTCCTAGGATGCGACTTGACGAGCTGGAGCTTTGGAATTGCTTTAGTTACTATCCTAGCGTTACTGCTTTTGACATCTTGGACGGTCAGTCCGGTAAATTCATAGGCAAAGATAAAAAATGGCGCTCAGGTGCGTACCTTTTTACGGTTGACTGGGCTCATCCAGAGAGTAATATAGTTGACACAGATCATTCGGAGATCCCGCACGAACATAAGTGCGCGCACATAATGGCCTTGGATGAGGGGAATTATGCAGCACAACCTAACAATAGGCTAATCTGGAGCATTCCCTCTTTCACGGTGAAGGATGAAATCCCTTTTGATTGGAAGGTCCAAACTTCTGAATGGAATGTAGAAGATAGTCGTAAATGGAAAACAGAAGATACTGATAAGTACTTCTACGGAATTGAGGAAACTAAAAATGACAAAGTGTAAAGACTGTTTTTGTGATTGTCACTGTAATGTAGGTGAACATTCAGATTCTACTGGTGTATGTGCTTGCACCAAATGTAATTGTAATCCGCAGGGAGCTACTGTAAACAATGAGGAATGTCTTTCATGTCAATAGAAGAAAAACGAACTTGCAATATGCATACCAAAGAAAAAGAAAACTCAGGTACATGTTGTCAAATAAAAAACGAAGAAGAAAAAACAGAGGAGACCAATGAATAAATTATTTCTAGTGCTCGCACTATTATTCGCATTGAGCGCCTGCTCGGTAGGCAAAAAATGCACCTATACTCAAGATGGAACTAAAATTTCATCATGGATATGGTTTTATGGTAGTGATAAACCGATTGATTTAGATAAAAATAATTGCAACTAAAGCACATTAAAGTTCTCACTATTATTTTTATAATTTGTTATTTACTAGCAAGTTGTTTTGCTAGGACTATTATCTATGCGCAAGAAAAGAAATTACATCGCACAGCTCCTACAGTTCAAGATCTTTCGTCAACGCATTCGAGCCAATAAGAAAAAATTTAATAGAAAGAAATTGAAAGCCTTGCAACACCTTAAAGATATGATAGAGTAAGGACATGGTTAAACCAAGATACATCAATAATGAAATCATTGTCCCTAAACCAGGACCTAGACATCTTAAAGATGAATCCTATTTTATAGGACGTGCACCCTACGAAGAAGAAACCACTGAAATTGAAATTGAAGTCGATGATGGAATCAAACAACCTCATTTAGATAACAGTGAAATAGAACCTTCGGAATGGTCAAATTTATTTAAAAATGAATAAAAGATTTGGAAAAGATGCCTTTGGAGGCAGAATGCGCATTCAAACAGAAATTGTTAATGGAACTTGTCCTACTTGTAACCATCATGGTGTTTTAGTCTCTCTTTTTAAAACTCATTATCGTTGTGTTAGTTGCGGTTCAGATCTCCAACAACTGGTTAATGGAGTCATTAGTTATATTCCGATGGGAAATCCTAATACCAAGATGGTATTAGACGAAAACGATGGCCCGCAAAAAGCTTAGAAATCTTTTTGGTTACAAACACATAAAAAAACGAGCACGGAAAAGACCGGGACGTCATTCAAAAAAACCTAATAAACGTTCACGAAAAAAGAAATCTAGAGGCCAGGGCTAGCCGCCCCAATCGAAGGTGTCGTCGTGAACTACGCAATTTGAATAAGACCAAGATTCCATATAATTTACATATGTTACAACCAGTGACGATGCAAGAAAAATGTTGTTACGTCTTGTTAATTCGTAATTTTTTGTAAAGAAATAATTTACAAATTGTAAAAGGAGTAAATCCCTCCTTCTGAAAGAATTTCAGTAGAGGGATATAGAGAGGTATGAATTACTATTTAGCTATCATATTTTGGCCACAATTGTCAATAGGTCTCAACAGCCTTACAGGTATACTTGGTTCCAATCTTGTAATCATTCACCTGTTTAAAACCCATTTTAGACATTAGTTTTATAGACTCCACCTGAGCATTACGGGAGCACTCATACCAACTATTGTATAAGGTAGGATATTCCATCGGGGCCAGGCAGGCGTTTCCCTGAATAAAGGAGCACACCCATATTATTAAAATATATTTCATCTTGACAGCTTCTTGGTATTTCTATATATTATCCCACATTATACACAGGAGATTTATGACAGATATAACTAAATACAAAAATGTAACACTAACTAAAGAAACGTATAGTCACATTCAAACACTGAGTAAAGAAGTATTTGATATTCCTATTAGTTTATCAAAAACGATTCAATACTTAGCCGAAAAAGAAATAGAAGAAATAAAACGAATAGAAGCAGAAAAAAAAGAAAAAGAATTAGAAAGTAAAAAGAAAAATTCCCATGGGAAGAGCAAATAATAGTTTTACATCTTACGTTGGACACGCGGAAGAAACAATTGACGAGGAAAAAGTAACTCTTCCGGAAAGAGATCTTTGGGTTGCAGTGTTAACTCGAGCCGCTTTAGATGCATGCAAAGGTCCACCTCAGTTGGATATGAAACTACGCTGCAATGTTTCGCACAAAAATCATTATGATTATAATCGAGATCAGGCACGTCATTTCTTTTTAGACGGAGGACCTCATTTTAATTTAATTTGTGAACTGGCAGGACGCAATCCTATTTACGTTCAACAACGAGTTAAAAAAATATTATTAAGAAAAAATGGTTGGAACGTTGATGTTCCCATCACTTCTCATTATCGTCAGGGACCTAAACGAAACAGAGGAAGACCTAAGAAAAAACACTTAACCGGCAACGCTTACTATGCCGCAAAAGCAGGAAAACAAATGAAAGAAAAAAATATTTACTACCAAGGCATGGGTGCCAAGGGGGGTAGACCGAGGATTTATAATGGGGTATAAAGCGATCTGCGATAATTGTAAAGGAAACGGATATATTTATGTTACGGATACAAAGAAACAAACCGAGGTTAAACAGTGTTGGAGCTGTGAATCTGAAGGCGAGATCAATTGGTCTCAAGCTGAGGTTGATGATTTTATTTACAATACTTATTTTCGCAAGCGGCTGCACTGAGTTTGCTTTATTGGTATCAGGTAGTTCCATTGCTATATCGCAAAATACATACGCTCGAGCCTATAGTGGTATGGATATGTTAACGATCATGACCACAGAGAAGGATATAAAGAAACACGCATATGAAAAGGGAAAGAAATATATTTATGAGAGAGCCGTCGACGTCATCAAGCATTAAAGTTTTAAAAGAAACTATTGCTTGGTTCCAAAAACAAATCGAGCCACATGATTGCGGTTGGATGTATACTACAATCGATGGACTTAAATACAGAATTAAAGAATTACGTAAAGAAGATAAAAAATTTTCAAAAATTAAAAAAGAATCGTGGACTAAGGGTTATAACAAATGGAAAAAGGGATGATATACAAACCTTTACCTGAATCAGTAACCATTCAAACCAGTGGAATTCATGGGTTAGGACTCTTTGCCGATCAAAAGATTATGCGAGGAACTAATTTGGGAATGAGTCATATCAAGATAGCTAATCAGTTGCTCCGAACCCCTTTAGGCGGATTCATTAATCATTCCAATACACCAAACTGCACTAAAGCAGAACTGTTAATGAAAAACGATTCATTTGATTACAAAAAATGGAATCTAGTAACCACCGAAGACATTAAAAAAGGAGAGGAACTAACAGTGAGGTATACATTTTATAACATATGATTCATCAATATTATGAAAGTAGAAAAAGAGCACGAAAGAATTGGAGACAAAGCGAAAAAGGAAAAGCTTGGGATAAAATGTATGCAAGACGAGACTATGTTAAAAATAAAGCTCATGAATATTATATAAAAAATAAGAATCGAGAAAAACCACAGTGCATACAAAAAATTCACGAAGAATGGGCTCTGAAAAACGGTTATAGAAATAATGATACACTTAATTCTCAAAATACTATTAGCTTTAAAGATGGCGCCGAAAGATAAAGATCTACAAGAAATTTATAATCGTATCTTTGCAGATGCGATGACCTACATGGATCAATTTCCACCACAAATGGTCGCCGCGACCTACATTGCTATTGCCATGCGTTTATATAAAACCAGTTTGACTCCCGAAGAATATGAAACAATGGTTCAAACGATTATGGAAACCGAAGTCACCCCTTATTTTAAAGACAAGGATACTCTACACTGATGAAATTTGAATATACTATAACACAAGAAGGTGGCGAGAAGGAAATGATGCACGCGATGAGCTGGAAGAAGCTGTTTAAAAGTTTACTTATAAAGTATCCTAAGTTTAGCGGGTGGTGTACCTATATGAATAAACATGGACACGTGCAAGTAAAAGCGTTTAAAGATGGAAAAGTTCAAAAGTGAAAATCATTAGAATTAAAGGGAGTTACGGCAAAAATCTTCATTCGTTAATCAGCGAGATCTCCCTATGAAAATCTTAATGATTCTAGGAACGGGTATCCTTCTCTCTTTTCCCATGGACAAGAGTGTTGAACCCGACTGTTTTAGTCAGGGTCACAGTATTCTAAAAAATATTGCAACGTATCAAGATTCTGGACCTGATCAAGCTTGGATTCTAAAAGATTCTAACATTGAAGTTGGAGGATGGTATTGTCAATAAGGTGGAGTAAAAAATATCCTGAACGAACAGCAGAAGCTGATTTTAGATACAGTAATTCAGAACGAGGTTTTATTATAGGTACTATCTGCGCTATTTTTAGACCTTCTCAATTTACCCCAAGACCAGGAAGAAAGCGTAAGAAATGTTGGCGTCCTAAAATGAGCAAGAAAGACATATGGGAAGCACTCTTTATTCACATTCAATTTATGAAAGATCTTTATCCTCAAAGCGATGGACGTCTATGCCGCTACTGCCATAAGTCCTGGACCTATATAACAAGAAAAGTTCAAAGATACCCCAAGATTCGAAAGAAACGAGGCTCACCCCACCCGACCAATTTTACTATTGACCGCTTCGAGGCCGAGTTTACCTATCTTCCAGGAAATATTATTTTTTGTTGTTATGCCTGCAATGATCGTAAACATGATTCAACCCCCAACGACTGGAAAAATTTTTTGAGAGTAGCTAATGAAAAAACCTAGCGTCTATGTTGGCATGCCCTGTTATGGCGCCATTCAACGACAAACGGTTGTCTCGTTATTGAGACTCTTCGACCAGTTTAAAGGAACCGGCGTCAAGGCTCAGTTTCATACGATCCAATCACCCTTGGTGACTCATGCCCGGAATCTGGTGACGTGTGGATTTCTCCACAGTAAATTGGATTACCTTTTGTTTATTGATGCCGATGTTGAGTTTGATCCCGAAGCCGTCTACCGAATGCTGATTACCAAGAAGGATGTGGTCTGTACCCCGTATCGTTTGAAAACGGTGGAAGATCCAACCAAAAGTAAATACTCGATTACTTTTAAGAATCGAAATGATATTAAACTTTTACCCGGAGACCTGATGGAAATCGAACAGGGACCTGCCGGCATCATGTTAATTGATAGACGTGTATTTTTAAAATTAATGTTAAGCCATCCTGAACTGAAGGTTGAATTTCCGGAATGGGATCG